TAGAAAAGGCTGACATAAGGGCAAAGATTGTATATATCGCTAGGATAAAAATAAGAGTCATTGGGCGAATATTCTTAGATAGCCAACTATCCGAAGTCATATCAGATTTCCATCTATCAGTTACTTGCACAGAGGCTGACTTCTCAGCTTCTATATCTAACTCTGCCTTCCTCATCTGTATTGCTAGAAGATACTCTTCATGCTCCATTTCTTTAATCTTAAGTTGTTGTAAAAGCTCTGGTGTTAAAGCTTCTGCATCGGCAGGAATTTTTATACCGAGCTTATCCTCAATAACAGCTTTACCTTTTGCTTTAATAGCCCCGGCTAACATGCCAAGACCATTAGCAGCTAGTGTTTGAAGAAGTGGAACTAAGAATGGTAGCATGATATTATCCTACAATAAACTTTGTAATAGTTGCTGATAGTAATCCAAGACTTCCGCCAGCAACACTAGCAGATAGTACTAATCCAAGGATAAACCCTCGCCCAGTATGTATGTTCTTTTCTAACAGATCAACTTTATTAGTAAGTATCTTCACAGCATTTGTTAAGTGCTCAACACCCTTAATAAGCTTTCCTATTTCTAAATCATACTCAGTCATACTAAAACCTCACGAAAGGATTTAGCCAAGAATCACCAATAGGTGTATAATTACCAGACGGCTCAATATCTAGGTCAGGTTTTGTATCATCTATCGTAACAACCTCAGCAAGTAATGTACGAAGAGTTATTGTATGCTTAGCTGCATCTTCCTCTTTTCCAAGACTATTCAAAATATATATAACTGCTAACTCAATCAATATATCATCTTTTTGTAAAAACTCTGATACATCAGTTGGGTTTACTAAATCTGTAGGCCACTTACTCCAACGAATCCTTACTGGATACGCTTTATCAGCCATAGGCCATATCTCGGCTTTATCTCCCCAAAGAACATACTCTATTGGACGATTACGATTCCAGTATTCAGGCATAGGAATTCTATTATCCCAAAACCTTACAGTACGCTGCTTTAACTTCTTCGACTGAGCACCATCGAGTAGGATGATAGAAAAAACCTCTCGCTTTGCTGGTAGCAAGAGGAATCGGTCTGCATCAGTTGATGTAAAACCAAAGGCTGTTGTTGTCAGTATCTCCATTTCATCAAAGTCATGAATACGAGCTAGCCTTTGTTGTGCTAAGTTAATTGCCCTCGGAAGGCGGGCATTCAAATCTACTCGCCCTCCGAGAGCCGACCTAATTTCATCCTGAAGCTCTGTAAATGTTAAAGTTCCCATGATACTCTCATTTTATAATTACAGATTGTAACAAATTGTTACACGCTAGCAGAATGCAGATACTACATAGGGCATGTAAGTACAACACTAGTAGTAGCATTAACGCTAACACCAGCATACGGGGCTAAGTCACCAGCAATAGCTACCGTACCAGTCTTATCAGTCGTTGTCAGCGTAAAGCCTTTACCAGCTGCACCAGTTGTAACTGCAGTATCCAAAGTAGCAGGACCTCCAGTTTGCACCCAGCCAAAGTAGGATGTTCCAAATACGCCAGCAATAACTCCACACATAGCGCCGGCTGCAAAAGGTACAGCATCTGCATCAGTCAAGTCAGCTACAACTCTACTGTTTGCAAAACCTGTAGCAGCACTATACGCTACCAGCGTACCAACACCAGCCGTAACTGTTGCGGTTGCATTCTTAAACTCAACATACTTATACCGACGAGACCCCTCAATGCGAATAGCACCAAGAGGTTCTTGTGCAGTACTATTTACGTCGCTAATCTTTGTTACAAAACTTTGCTTCAATCCAGACATTTTGTTCTCCTAAAGTTAAACATGAACTACCCCACTATACTACGTGGAAGTATTAAGGCGTGTCAATGTTATAAAGAACTCCATGACAGCGGCGACGAGATACTTTGAATGTACATGCACTGATGATTTGTGCTACTCGGTCATTTACTTGGTTAGGAATATCTTTCCAAGCAGTCATGTCCATCATCATCATAGGGTCATATGCAAACTTAATGAAGTTCGAGTTCAGCATATACATACGAGTATTAGCACATGAAGGAGACCAAACCATTGGAGTACCTTTGAATTGCAGATTCTCAAATCCCATATCAGCGAGCTTATTATTAGATACACGATAGACGGGAAGAACTGTATCTTCGTAATACTCGTATGGAGTTTGCCCAGACATGATAATATCCGGCTTATCCATCTTCAAATTATTTGCACAGTTATTCATCAGTGTACGCATCAGACTAATACCATAAGTAGCAAAAGATTTACCAGTAGCATTACTAGCTTTATTCTGCCACCAGGTATATACTGACGGGTCAATACCACCTGCATTATTTGTTGCAGATGTTGGGTCATCTGGAACGAGATACTGTAAGCCATCAAATGCTGGATTATCTTCCGTAGTTGTACCAGCTGCTACAGAGCCAACACCACCGAATAGACGAGTTTCCATCTCAGTAATTAGAGAGTTCTTGACATTCTCCATCTTACTATTCATCATATTGATAATCTCATTACGACCACGATTCTGTTGGTCATCTACACCGAAGCGTACAATGCTACCAACAAGATAACGCCAGTCATACTTAGCGATTGTCAGGAACTGGAAGTCATTCATAGACGCAGTACCACCTCGCCCAATCCACTTCACACTATCTGACTTATCATACTGCAGAGGTTCAGTTAAGAAACGACCGCCCTCGACAGACTCCATTTTACCTTTCTCTTTTAACCAGAACCAAAAAGGTAGCGCATCAAAGACTTGGTCTTGGACTGTACCCTTCATATTCTGCCAAGTGGAAGTATAGAGATTATCTAATACTTCCGAAAGCGTTCTAATTGCAGGCATGATTTACTCCTATTAGTATTAAAGGTTTAAGCTAATCGAATACTACTAACGTCAAGCTCACTCATAACGTCATCAAAAGCTTTATTAGCAGCATCACTTGCATTCATCTTTTTAGCGCCTTCCCTCGCACCAGTAAAGCTAGTAGGCGTCAAGCCCAAAAAATTTTGTTCCTTATCTTTTCCAGGAGGATTATATTTCTTATCAAGCTCCTTGGCTTTATCCGGATTCTCAGACCGCGCAAGTTTATATGCACGAGATACACTCAGCGTCGGGCTCTCTTTCAGCAGCCCTTTAATCTCAGATGACCATTCCCAGAAGTCTTTATTACTATTCGCAGTACGTTCAATCTGTTCATTAGCATTCTTCGACTCAAAGCGACCACCAAGGTCTTCAATCTTAGCTATCATTGCATCAGAGAGTTTTGATACTTCACCCTTAATATCTGCTAGCATATGAGTACGAATATATCTAGCAAAGTCTTTTCGGTCGAGTTGCTCCAAATCTACATCATCGCCGAACTGAGTTTCAAGTTGCTGCTTAACATCACTCTTTGGTTGCTCAGTAATCTTTGCAAGAGCAGCCACAATCTGGCCTTGATTACCTTCCATTTTTTGAAGATTCTCAGCGAGAAGACCAACACTTCTTGTCAGCAATTCAATCTGCTGTTTAGATGCATCTACAGCAGCTTTTGCTTTATCCTCATCAGCAGCCCCAGCGCCAGCAGCTCCAGCTCCAGCGCCAGTATCATCAGTAGCACCCTCCATCTTTACATAATTTCTACGCGCGAATAGCATTTCCAAGCTCCTCAATAAAGTTCCCTAAAGTAGATTTCTTGCCCTCAATCTTTTTCTCTACAGCAACCTCGTCTGTAGTTACAGCAGCATCCTGTCTCATCTTCAAAGCATGTACAGCTCCAAGCTTTCGAGATTGATGAACACGAGCTTCTTTAATAATAGCATAGTGAATATGCTCTATCATAGTAGCCGTAATACCTTCCCAATGCTTGAGTTTAACTTCAATACCATTACTTGTTATAACAACAGATACCTCTGCATTAGCCATTTTATTTACTCCACATAGTCCATCGTTAGATTATTACTACGGCAATACCTACGCAGCTCTCTTTTTGTCTCAAAGAATATAGGTTTATCCGCAAGGTGTTCAAAGTATTGCGGCTTAAAATTATCTAAAAGCGGCATACCAAGACGCTGTTCCATAGGATTACCACAGCAGTCTGGAGCCGGAGCAGATATCTTCTTCATGTAGTCTATTAAATCTTTACCACAAGTACTACAATGAAAATCATAGAGTGGCATAGCATCCCCAAATCTTTATGTTCTAATAATATACCAGTTAAATCCAATTGTCAATTTTATTTTGGCTGCGCCATCATCTGCATGAGACGCTCAGAAGTAATTGGCATATCTGGCGTACTACCAGGAGTACCAGAAGCAGCATTTTGCTGAACAGTTTTCATCATCGTATCATACTGTACACCATGCATCTCACGAAGATAATACTTCGTCAGCATTTGAGGGTCAATAAGAGGGTTAAGTTTTAGCTTCTCATAAACCATATCAGCTTTTTGCATACGCATATCTTTTGTAATCGGTAGCGTACTATCAGGCTCAATCTGAATCTCATACCTAGCAGCTTGTAACATACTAGGCTTAAATGCTACCCAGAGCGGAACTGCATCAGGCCCCATTACTTGAACAATCTCATCATCTTGCCACTTATTAAATACAAGGACATTTGTATCCTCAAAGATATTTACAAGCATATCAGCGATAGCATCTCTGCGCTCATCAACTCGAATCTCACTAGCAGCAGATACAATTTGAGCTTCAGTAGCAGTTGGCGCATTGTGAGATTTCTGACTAGAATACTCCCCACCCTGATTACGAGAGAAGCCCATCTGGTCTCTAACATCTGACTGCACCTCAGCAGAAGCTTGATATAGACTTTCAGGTACATGACCTAGCTCAATAGTATCAATATCACTAAGCTCACCCTGAACAGCTATAGCAGCCATTACATCACCATTTAGAAGTTTATCAAGCTCCTCTTTGCTAATAGTATTTTGCTTATATAAAAGCTTTAGGATAGATATTCTTCGATGCTTCATCTGTAGTGTACGAATCTCATTTAGCTCAAGCTGCTGCGGCTCAAGGATAATAGAATCTGGGACACCCCAAAAGTTCTCATCATCAGAATTAAATACTACTGGATATATATTAGAGCGATTATTACTCTGCAGCTCATCATCACCATAGTAAAGAACTCTATCAGTAGAGTATGGTGCAAGGATAATAACCTTCCTAGTACGACGATCTCGAATCTCTATTAGGTCGATAGTATTCTTACGCTGCGGCTCACTAAGATTTCCAGTATCACCGAAGCTTTTTAGATTTGAACTATGAAGATCTTTAGCGTGCTTTAAGCGTGGGTCAGCTTGAACATCATCCACTGAGCGTTTTATCCACATAGCTACCCACGGAGTATCGGAGAATTGCATTAAGCCTTTTGGAACTATAAGGCTCCCTGGATGTACAGACATAAACCAAGGCATATTAGCTGATACGTTAGAATTATACTCAACTCTACGATTCAAAGACTTTTTACTATCTGCAGGTGCCTGAGTATCAAAGATATCTGGAGTAGGTGTAAACTCAGCACCAAAACCAAGCTTACCAGCGGCTGTACCAAACATCCAAGTGTTATGAATAATACGCTTCATCTGATTCTTTACATCCATTACTCGAAGAAGCTTATTATCTGTGCGCTCAATAAGCTGAGCGAATACTTGCTGTTCATAGCCAGGCTTTGTGGCTATAACAGAGATAGAAGGATTACGAAAATATATTCTTGGCACAACTGTACGTAGCATACGAAAGAATAGATTAACAGGCAGTACCCCATTAGGCCACTGTCCACGATAGTACTTTCTCCATCTATCCCAATCTTGCTGATGAGTACATTTTTTCCTCCACTCAATACCTGTACGAATCTCATCAAGCCACCAAGCTACATCAGGGTCGCCATTACTTTTATATCCATAAATCATAGCCAGTTCCATCCTCTCAGTAATTTAAGGTCTTGCTCAACTCGGTCTCCAATATCATCTCTATAGGCAATATCAATAGCCTTTATATTACTACATATCTTATATGCCCGATACTGAGCTTCCTTAACAGATCGCCCAAAGGCTGTAGCTTTTAATATAACTCCGTCAGAAGCAGCATACTTCAATGTATCTCCATCTTTATAGACATCACACAGATAGGTAAATTTCATATCTGTATCAGTCAAGCCACAAATAGGCATACCCTTATCGGACTCCTTTATGTCAAAAGGACTACAGTATGGATACGGGTCTCGAGTTACTCGAACGGCTATTAGAAACTCAGTCCGAATATCCATAGATTTTTTAATGCCGGTAGCAGTATCGAATAGAAATGCTCCTAGAGGCTCATTAAGGCCTGTTATTAAAGCATCTATCGCATCATAACCAAAGCGACAAGTTAATTCAAGAGCATATAATTTATCTTTAGTTACTATACAATTTATATCTAGTGGGCCCCTATATCCAGCTTTTGTCAAGAGAGGCTTAAACTTCATTATAGTTTCTTCAATTAGCTTATTTGACCCCTCAACAGGAAGTACAACATTACCAGAGCATCCTGTCATCTTTCCAATATTACCTGAAAGGTATTGTTTTTCTTCAAAGGTATGATTAAAGGGGTATATCCAGTCTACTCCATTAAACCAGCCCTCAGTACTAATCTCTACACTATCATCTTTTGGTATTAGCTCTTGTATAATTAAGTCTGAGTTAGGAGGAATAGTACTAAGAGCCCACTGATACAGTTCCTCGGTTTCACATAAGTAGGTCTTTCCAACATCGAGGTTTCCAGACACCTTTATAACATACCCAGCGTCATTTGTCCAGTTTAACTTTTTAGCTTCACTAACGCTAGAAAAAGTAAACGTTACTGGAGTGTTAATACCTAAGCGATTAAAAGCCTCCATACCATTATGTCTATTAAGTTCAAGTGCATCTAACACAGCATTACAACAGAGAGTAGGCTTACCAAGACGTTGAAACATAGAAGCATACTGACTAAATCCTACCATATCACACACTACCAAATCAGCAGATGCAACAAGGGGGCGCCAAGAAGCAGGACGATTTACAAAGCCCAGAAGGTTATTTTTATACTCTTTATTTTCAACCCAAAAATCTACATGATGCCCCTCTTTAGATAGTTTATACGCTATCGAGGCACCATCAGCTTCCTTGGAAAGTATTAAAACCCTCATAGATACTCCGTTAGATATTTAGGAAACGTATTATGGTTTCTACCATCTGTCAGCTCTTTAATAATAGACTCAAAAGAAAAGTTTTGGGCCTCTACTTTTTCCTCTCCAGTTAATGGAGAATCAGCTAGGGAGATAGCACCTCGCGACTGTACAAAGAAAACCATGCAAGAAGCCATAACTGTATCATCGAAGCATCCAGTAGAAGCACCCATACTACCATCTTCATGCTCAACGAAAGTACTTAGCTCATTCTTTAGTATAGGACTATGAATGATAGCAGTGGAGCCAAGTTTCTTTCTAAGTAAACCAAGCATAAAAGGTTTACTAATCTTAGTAGTCCTAACACCAAGAGATGCAACTTTTCGTACATCATCTTTTGGAGTTCTACTATTATTTCCAGCTGTACGATAGACTTTATTTAGTGGATACATAAATTTACTGGCTACATAATCCCACTCAGTCAGTGTTTTAAGTGTTAGGATACCATGATTATTACTTTCACATCCAATATAAGCTTCATTAAATAATCTACCAAGATCTGCAAGTTTATGAGCAAAGATATCAGGCTCAATTCTATTATTAATATACTCTGCTACCTGCTCCTCTGTCTCGAGGCAGAACACTTCAGCTACTGACGAATCCCTACCAACACCAGCACTTACATCACCTCCAATGATGTAGTGTAGATTCGGGTGAGGATGGTCTGGGAGTTTCCATAGATGAGAATCCTCAGGGCTGAGTGCCCACTGTGAAGATTCAATGTAGTTAACAGACTGAAATATGCCACCTCCAGAGGACTGAAAGCAGTCAGCGAGGCAGCTAGGATATTCCTTATTCCACTCATAGATATCTCCATCAAGATCGTCCTCAAGAACAATACGCCGCCAAGCTAGACGCTGTGCACTCAGGTTGTAAGCAGATACGAGCTCAGGCTCTTTGAGGTCTACCCGTAAGCTACGCATGAAGTCGGCAGCTTCAGATGGCTGCATATCTATTTGATACTCGCCAAAGTCCCACCAAGGAAGAAAAGCTAGCTTAAAAGATGACTGTCCAGTCGCTGCCCTCATACACTGAGCATGATACCAGTTACCTGCCCCATTACCAGTAGATTCAATACTAATATTACCAGTACGCTTTGGGACAGCTTGAAGGAGGCCAGACATAATCTTCTTCGGGTCAGGCCAGTAAGCGACCTCACTACAATGAAGGTCAGTGATAGTATCACCACGGCCGAAACTACGACTACCAGCAGTACCGATGTAGAACATTGAGTTAGTCTTAGGAAAGGTAATCTCATTCTTAGAGTTATTTCTAATTAAAGGCTTAGGCCCCTTCATTGTTTCGAGGAAGTACTTTACTTTACCAAGCATACGCTCAGTAGACTCAGCATCATGAGAGATAACAACAGCCCTTGTATTTTTTATACCAAGGCAGCGAACAGCACTGCGAGCTAGAAAGTATGTCGATACCCCCTCCTGGCGAGCTTTTGGTATAAGCATCCTACGAGACCATATATTATCTACAGCAATCTGCGCAGAATTTAGCTTAAACTCTACATCTTGCTGGTCTTTATTAATTACATGAAAGAGAGATTCTATAACGAATCGTTCAGGGGTTGCCATATTATTACCTACTGTAACAAATTGTTACACCAGCTATTAGTGTAAAGAAGATTACTGTTAAAAGCCCTTTGCCCGCTTCGCGGGGGCAAGGCGTCTGCAACGGGAACCCTGTGCGGCCGGGGCTTCGGCTGGGAGGCGCTGGCACTCTAGGGAGCCTCAGTGTCATACTGTCATCTCTTGCATAATTTCATCAGGTATTTGCATACTATATATACGAACATTGCGAATAGTGCCAGACCAATAGCCATAATTTCCTATGCGAAAATAAGTTGTGTTCTGCAAATCTTGTGTGTCTGAGTTCACACTACCCAGTACTCCGTGTATACTCATCCTTTTACCATTAGTACTACTCGCATAAAAAGCCGCTTTTTCAGTAGCAATTCTTGACCAAGCCGTAGTCATAATAGATGTCGAAGCAACACCGCTAACAGCGTTAGTAAACTTCGTCTTACCAGCCGCATCACCGAGGAACCAGTAATTGCTACCGTTTATTGACCCAGATAAGATCTTAAAAGCACCTGTTAGAGCGCCCGATAGTATTTTACCTTCCGCATACGCAGTTAAATTATTATTAGGTAAGTTGCCAGCAGTAGAATAGTTCAACGAGTCGGCCTGCCTAGTTGCATACCCCGATGTTGTAGGTATAACAGATGTAGCGAATACACCCAACTCAAGTTGCAATTCTGTGATGGAGCCACTGACTGTTAGAGTAGCCACTGCCGCTGTTGCTGTTCCGGTAAAAGTTGTTATAACATTCGCTCCAGAGCCAGTAACGTTACAGATGAAGCCACCAGTCCCAGTTACATTACCAGTGCCCTTGAAGCTAAGAGTATAAGACGCAGCCGTTAAAGCCCTTGTATCGCATGTTGCTCCGGCTACCAGAGGGCCTGATGGGAATGCCTCGTTTGTACCTATCAGCTCGCTTAGGAATCCTAGTATAGTAGCATCAGGAATAGCGGCGCCTGCAGCCTCTGTAAGAATGCCGGCAGTGATACTATTGCCGTTATATGTTGAGAAGTACTTTACATCATCCACATTTGCGCCGTGATAGGGGGCTGATAGAACATTGGCAGATACATACTCGGAGGGGTTTTGATTAGATTGTCCTGTTACGTCCTCCAGCATTATCTTAGTTATATCCACATACTCTCCATCACCAGAATATGCTCCATACGCTCCCATGAATATAGCAGCATTGGATGTGGTAGTGTTTGGATTAAATGCATAGAGTACTGCCTGATAGTCCCCTAGGATTTTATACGCGGCATTGGGAGAGGTGCCAGATATAGTTATGGTTCTGGCGGCAGACCACGTAAAAGCTGCGTATGCCCCACCAACCCCGATAAAAATCTGCTTCGTCACTAAGCCAGTTACATCTATAGCAGCACTTCTCCATAAAGCCCTTCCGAGGGTAAAGTACGCTTTCGTTATACTATGGTTGTTAAGGGCATCGATTAAAGTAAATCTCTTTGTTGGTAGGCCGTCTAGGGTTACTGTAGAGTTAGATATAACACCATGTTCTTTAACCCAATAATTATTTGATACATCCTCAGAGTAAGAAATAAGGTTCTCAACTCTCCTCGCACCAACAAAGCGCGCCTCACTGATATTACACCCCTTTGTGATGCCCTCAAAATCGGAGACGGTAGCTGCAGATGCACGAGTGAAGGAAGCAGAGTCAAATCCTTTGTCGGGTACAAGTGTAGTTTTAAGGGGCGCAGAGAATGTAATTGATGCCAGTATTTTTGCTAGCATCGTTCTACTTGTTGCAAATGGAAGGCCTAACCCAATACCGTTTATCATTCTACACCATCCCCTCAAGACCAGTAGCTGTAGTTCCAGTTGCCCATACCTTAACAGCCCCAACATTTCGAGTCTCTCCAGCGCTAAAGTTTAACGTCGCAGCGACTCCATCATAACCAGTAATTTTTACTGTGCCAGCCACATCAGCACGAATAGCTCTGATAGATGAGGTTAAATTCACAGCATCACTGAGTACTAATGTACCATCAGCGGTAGTGATAACTCCTATAGCAGTAAGCTCCTTCGCAGTACTCATAGTCATGATAGTCTCCTAAGATAGTTAATAAATGATAGTTAATAAATGATAGTTAATAAATGAAACATAGCGTGTAACAATTTGTTACATTGCTATCGCGGCCGCACCAGATGTTTAATAGCCGGATGCTCACGTTTTACCTCTCCCCGCTCCATCTTACCATTGTAGAATACTACGTGCATGTACTCTCTGGCCTTCAATCCAAAGTGAGCATTAGGACCTTTAATGGTTCGCACCTTTCCACCTGCCCGCACTGCATTGTTAAAGGCTGCCGGCATCCCCATCTCCCACATTCACTTGGACATTCTGCCCGATAGCTAGCACCCCACCCGCAGCATGTTTCAGCAGCGCTGCGACAACATCTTCTGCAGTTTGATTCTCATTACGGTCTTGTTTAAGTTTCCCAGTAACTTCAAGCTGAAGACGCGCCGCTTTTAGCTGTACATCTGTAGCTTCGTTGCACAGCCCATCTTGGATAACATCTACACTGCGGCCATAAAGAGATTGCAGCCGCGAGTCCATATACTGCTCTAACTCTCGAAGGTAAGCTTTTGCCGGCGGTGTAGCGATAACCATACTAACAAACTCTGGAGTGCAGTTACAGACTTGTCCAATATCTGCACGACTAACACCCTGTGCATGTAGAGCAATAATACTCTTATGTTTTTGCGAAAGCTTTTTCATCTCCCACTTTTGCGTCTGTGCTTGTGCTTGTGGAAAGTGGATGGTGGGTAATTTCCCTGTAGTATTAGCGACGGCTAGAATCTCTTGAAGATTATTCATCATAAGCTCCGAACAGATAGGAGCAAGTGCTCAATATGAACTGTGTAGTCCTGCTGATACTTCACGTGAAGAGCTTCACGATACATGAGGGTGATGCTAGAAACATCCGGCTGCACAGTGTCACCTTTAGTACACAGCATTTCTTCTACCCTCGGCACTTGGTGTTTTGTTAGTTTCACAGCTAACTCCTTACGTTTTCTTCTAGCCCGTCAGGGCATTACACATGGATACTACCTTACCACCATTACCCGGCCACGTCAAGCGCGCCGAACAGCGCACGAATACTAAGAGCGTATGCGAACTACGGGGTTTGAAAATTATCTGTGTGAAGAATAGATCCGAATCCCCCGCACCTACGTCGATGGGGGGGTATCAGCTGGGTAAAGATATATATGGGGCGGCATCTTTTTTATTTAACCCCCCCGCATATATATGATGATGCGACGGTGCGTGGAAAAGATCGTGCCAACGTATTCATCTTTCCGATAAACGGTATGTAATACCGTTCGTCGGATGCATCTTGACATATACCCACGTTCTGGTATTATGTGAATGTCATCGCTAAGATGATGATGTACTAGTTCTTTAACAATCGGGTGAACTGGGCATACCTATCCTGGGTATGTGCATACACTCATAAGGAGAAATATCATGAAGCTGACATTCAAAACTCGTTTGGAAAAAGGTGCCGATGCCGTGCAAACTACCGCCGACATTGAATGGAGTGGCATCACGCCGGAGCAAATGCAACAGCTCGCATCCCGTTCCGTCGTTATCATGTTGCAAGCCACGTATCGTATTGCGGGCTCGATACCCACCACAGATACGGTGAACGTTGCGGATCTTTTGAAACGCGAACGTGGCGTGGCAAAGCTCGATACACCACAAGCGCGAGCGGCGGCATTCACACGGTTGACCGCGAAGATGACACCTGCGGAATTGGCACAACTCGCGAACCAATTGCGAGATGCGGATACCAAAACCAAAACCGTGAGATCGTAACAAACTGGTCCCCATCGAAAGGTGGGGATTTTTTTTATCTCATGTATTGACAAACTACGCATTATGTGATACCATAACTATGTGGGTAATTATCGCCCACCTTTTCAACATAAGGAGATTAAAATGCCTACTGTACGCTTTGAACTTGAGATACTGGAAACTGGCGAGGAAGCCGCATTAGTATTGGCCAATTACCTTGACCATGACAGGATAGACTACGCCGTAATAATGGTCGATTATTTATTCTGTGAAGTCGAATGGAACAGAGATACCAATGCATGGGTAGTATTATCATCAGAAACTCTGGCGTAACAAATTGTTACACAACTCAGTTATGAAATAAACTAGCCTCATTGAAAGGAGCATAAATGCCTATATGTAAATCAAAGTCACGATTCACTACTCGTATGATTATACAACATATGAGACTATGTGGATGGAAGGTAATGAATACCGGAGAAATATATCACCCAGATATATCTATAATATTTAAATCCTGGGAAGATGCAATAAAAGGGTGTATTGAAGTAGCCTCTGAGACATAAATAACGTAGGGTGTAATAAACTAACTCCATCGAAAGGTGGAGTTTTTTATTGCCCTTTTTCCCCGTACCTATTTTTCCCCATAGCCTTTTTTCCCCATAGCCTTGTGAGGGTGTAACAATTTGTTACACAACTATCAATCATTATATATTACAATGATGCCTTGACATTTATGGTAGCTGTGGCAACTGACATATCATAGAAGGAATACCATAGCATGCCTGATGAAGCCGAAGGAATAGATTGTAACAAATTGTTACACGTCTGACCGTCTGACCGTCTGCCCATATTCCCCATGTCTGGCAATGTGCCCGGCATACGTCCACCCGCATGGATACGTATAGTTATATAAATGCGTAGTTTTTCGTATTTGTAGTTTTTCGTATTAGTCTAAAAAAAAAAAAGAGAAAAAACAAAGAGAAGAAACAAACTAAACAAAAAACAAACTACACGCTTATAGACTGTAACAAATAATCCGACATACCGACATACCGGCATGGTTGACAGACATGGGACATATGGTCATAATGGCAGACGGTCATATATGTCAATGTAAATAAAGGTAACTATGAATAAGCCACTGCCGCCAGATATTCCGCCTGAGTATATGGATATGATAGAAAGAAACTGTACTAAACAGGTACCGAGGGAGTATGTAATACTCTGGTTTGAATATACAGAAGCATTAGACAAACATAACAGAGAAGAAGTAAGGCAAAAACAACTGCGGAGTAATATGATATGAAGAATACCCCTGGGCATAGCCATAAGATATGGGTTAGTGCAGAAGATGAGATGACTTGTATAGATATATTAAAGAGTTCTGGGTATCCTACGCATGGCTGGAGTTTAGCGCAAGTTATTAGCCAAGCATTAAAGGCCAGCTGTAGGTTTGTTAGAGATAATAATATCAATGAGGTGCAGCCGCGAGATGGTTTTCAGTATGAGGAGATGACTAGACCATTTATAATTAGTAAGCATAAAGGAAAGTTAGAAGCAACTAAAAATATGGCACTCGGAGAGATTGCGCGTATGAGTGTTGACGCGCCAGCGAGTGTGGTAAAGCTAGAGAAGCCTACTGGAGAACTACCAGATGATATAGTAGAAAAGCTAATACTCTGTGAGGAGGTATTAGCTAAACTTGATGATAAACTAGATGCTGGAATAGCATCAGATGCTGATGCTACGAAAGCGAGGCAGATGAGAGGTATTATTAAAAGACTACGTAATGGTGAAGATGTAGATGTTATACTTAACGCATAGCCGCGCTATTTTACACATGAGGAGACGATGATGGAACTATATAATAGAATATATTGGATTACCTGGGCAGTGGTGGGAATTGTGGTAGTAGCGATGCTAGTATGGCCACGAAAGCATTGGCACGGAGAACCTTACCCCCTCGACACACCGCTAGCAAAGGATAAGAGTGAGCACGGGAAGTAAAAATAATTGTTGCATAGTTGCTAAATATATGATACCATGTTTGTGTATGGATAGTTTAACTCATACATTTCTGATAACTAAGTACAAGGAGAATGAGATGGAACCCAGCGTTAGAAGACTATCTTTCCCCGCACCGAGGCGTTGTGCCGTAGGTACTGCTATGGGTAAATACTGCACGCAACCTTATACTGTGCAAGATGTTGTATTTACTTTAGTTGGCGGCGGCTATTTCGTTGAGCATTTACATGAGTTTGCCG